CTTTTCTAAAATATTTATTATATCATCAAAGAGGAACATAGTTCGCTTATTGAAACCCATTCTCTGATGTTTATCGAAACCGGCATTATGCACCGGCCAGATGCCACTTGGCAACCGTCTCGAAAACGTCTTTTCCGACGTCTATTTGTCGACCCGTCAATCCTTGCTTGAGCTCTTGCAGATTGTTAGCAAGAGTTTGTTCCCCTGTTGTTTTCTGATAACGCTCAACTCGTGCATCATCAAATGATGGAAGATGTGCATAAACACCTACTTTCACGAGCGGTAACGCTATTTTCTTGTGGAGCGCTTCATAATAGTCGCGTCCATGGGGAAATGCCTGACTCAAAGCCATCAGGCAGTTGACAAGAGTATTTTGCTTGATGCTCCCTACGGTGGAAATCCAGTTGATCTGATTCTCAACAGATGCCTTATCAAGCGCAGCCATGTATCTTCCATCATACTTCTTAAAAGCATGCTTCAGAAATGATGTTTCTTCCAGGCTGGTATGGGGTACAACACTATCACTCTTGTCTACTGCAGTGTACTTGATGTTGTATTTCGCGAAAAATTCTTTAAGGGTCGCGACGTTGAACCTATCGAGTAGATACAAACTAACCTTTGCTAGACCGTCATCGCCATATGTAACCAATGTCACTTCCGCATTGAATTCTGAGAGTGTTATTCCCATACCCAATGCGGCTATGCGCATGTACATGCAATGAATGAGGGAGTTAAGCTCCACTGTAATCGCACTACCACTTATAATGCCTCCGCAAGTTCTATAAACTTTGTCGTAAGCAAGATGTGGTGTACAAATCAGTGGCGACAAAACCGCCTCGATAGTCCTGACAAATTTTTCATCTGCACCATAACTTCGATACCATTCAACAATTATCCCAAGACAGGCCTTTGCAACGACTGCGTTAGCTCCAGGCCCGAAGTTCGAAAAGTCACCAGCAACGATCCTTCCTTCCATCATTCTTCCCAATCGATCAAACTGCATCTCGTGTGGTCCTGAGACCGCAAGGCCAATTGCATTTTCTGTTTCCAAGTTATAAGCATGGTAAGAAACAACAAATGGCAACACATACTTTCGTAGAATGATCTGATATTCCACGGGTAATGTCGAAATGATGCGTGTGTGTCCAACTTTCTGGATCTTCGCCAAGGGCAATGTCTCATCTTTGAGACAATCTACAGCTAACACGAAAGGGATAATGCCTTCTGCAAATTTTTCCTCCATCGTGGTCACTCTTGAAGCGAGTTCCTTCGAAATTGTTCGATCAACTAAGTTGATGATGCTCTTCTTGCCACCACTCCCAAGTCTCCATCCAAATCCACACGAGGTAGTAATATCAATAGAATTGATAACTCCTGGTATTCCGAAAATCGCTTCAGACGTTGTTAATAGTCGCATTCCTCCTTTTGTGTCCCTGAGGATAGGGCGCGCGCGTAAGATGACGTTAGTGAGGTCGCGCGCTGCTGCCTCTACGTGTTTGGGTGGAAAATTGATAGTCGGTTTTCCATGTTTTGCCACTCCTTCGTATAATGGAGACCACGTTGTTGCTTTCAATTGTGCTCTTCCTGTTCTTACTTCAACCACTCCATGAATAGCACTCTCCATAATTTTGCTATCACTCGCTTGTTGATGTACTTCACTTCTCGCCACGTGACCCAAGCAAAGAACCGTTCCGTTGATAGCGTCGAATGTGTCATCTGCTGCTCGCAAACTCATTTCTTCGTGCTCGAATTTATCGCGTGGCAAATATGATGTCAAGATCCTCTCGCTAATCCCAACTCTAGTATCTCCTCCATAGTGCATTCCAACGATTTTTCTGCTACCCAAATCGTATAGAATAGCTGCACAATAGCCTTTCTTAGACACTCGATAGATGTAATTATCGCTGTAGATTGTTGCTGTAGTCACCGCTTCTCCAGAAACTGTCATTGGTTTTGTTCTTTCCGGCCTGTCCGCATAATCATAATCAAGTGTATACACAACATTGCCCATGCCTCCCTCCTGAAGGAAAGTTGGTGTTATTAACACTCCAGAGAAACTGTTCGTCGTATTCTCATTTTGGAACCAAGAGTGTTTCTTCGTTATTAAGCTCTTTCGCTGCGGCACATTTACGGGTAAATCAATTGTACCAAAATTCCCAGTACGCACGGTGGAATTGTGCTTATAATGTTCAAACTCCTTCCAGTTCAATTCTTCCGGTCCTGATTCTACACTATACACTTCTCCCTTATTCTGGTTTATGACGTAGTGCACTCTGATGGCATATGTGCTCATGATCTCCCATTCGTGACGTGTCATTATTGCCTTATGTCCTCCATAAGCAAATGCTGATGTAGCCCATCTTTCCTTTCCCCACTCTGGTTTCATATCGCATAACATAGGAATGAAAGCGTTATTGATAATTCTTAAATCATCTTCGGATATGTCACCCAATCCACCACTTTGTTGTGTCTTCGCTCCTTCCGTAGCCGCATATTTACTCTGCACATTTACAAATGTTGATCGCACTTTTGGATTGTACGCTTGCTGAGTGAACAATGATAGTATGTTATCCACTCCTTTCTTTCCACTATTTATGACATGTCCTGTCGCCGTTTTGAGTTTTCCATCAGGCATAACTTTCATTATATATGAATCCTCAGTTGAAGCTTTATATAAATAGAGCATCATACCCAACACTCCGCATGTTATCGCCACGGTTGTCTTCCAATGTGTACACAAGAAATCATAGATGCTAACACCAAAGATCTTAATTTTCTGGTAAAGTTTCTTGCCAGTGTCGCGTATGCAATCCCATGCGTATGAAATCGCGGATCGCACTTTCAGAGTGTATTTGCGCAACCATCCATCGTGCAAATTGTATGCTTGTACGTCATCCTCTACCATAAGAAAATAATGGCTCATTACTTCTCGATTCAATTCGACTGGCAACCAGCAATTGGTGATGCACATTTCCTTTCGGAGAATAGCACGCATTTCGGCCTTGCTCTTATTTTTTGTGCAATGTTGACACGTAGCGTGTTCTAACAAAGCATACGATAGTGGCACTAGATTTCCGTCTCTTTCCAATACTGCCTGATCATCCTTCGTGACTAATAGTGTATGCATGACCTTTTGTACTTCATCTCTGATATCAGCATTGTAGGCGCGCAATAGATCTCCAACGGAATTCATATGATATTCATTACTACTAGCATCACCATTTTCAGCTGTTTCCCATCTTATAAATGTGTCATTACTCGTAGTTGGGCTATCCTCTCCTGTTTGCTGCGTTTTGATTTTATACCGCTCTGATAGAATTTTAGAAAGCGTGGTGTGTTTCATATTGTTGAACATTTCAGCCGCTGTTGCTGTATTGACCTCATTGGGCTTAAACCTCGCTTCTAATTCACGTATCACCTTTGTGTCGCCTTCAACCTCTGCGATCCAATGCGAAACGACTCGCTCAAGATCGATGTCCTGCTGTTCTAACAACTGTGAGAAATCGGGAACGTTTTGACCACGCGCTCTGTAGAATTGCCCCAACCTGTTGACATAAGAAGCGCTCTTGACAAGGGTACGACGTTTATAGCACTCTTCGATATACGCGAGTGCCTCTTCATACATCATATCTTTTTTTACACCAGGTATTGCGTGCGCATTGCCAAGATTATCGACTTTAACAAAATTGAAAACCAGATGTTTATTGTTCTCCTTCATCTTACTAGGCAATTCTCCATAGATGTGATCAACCTTCTTAAGCTCTTCCTTGAATTCGTCTCCAAACTCATTGATAAGACCCAAAGTATTACCTGTGACATGAATGGTAACGTCTCGTCTGCGCAAGAATGCATGATAATTCGCTACAGGCAAACCAACAGGACACGCTGCATTACACAAAATTGTGAAAATGCTCGGACTATAAAGCTGATCCTTCTTCTCCACTGCTGCTTGATTTGGACAATAAGCTGCTGCTGTCATGCAATCAAACACATATGAAACTTGTGCTGCCGCGATATTCGGATCTGTGACGGCGAAGAAATCATCAATACGCAATTCTGGCTGACCTTTCACTCTGTTCAAATACTGACTTGTAGCTGATGCAATAAGCGTCATTTCACCGTTTGGAACATAGATGTTATTTTTCAGGATGAGATTTGAAACAATTCCATCGATTGCTGTTGACTTTCCAACGCCTGGCGGACCATAAATCCACATACTAAATGGTTCCTGCCTCACTGCTGGTGTAAAACCATCCTCTACAACTGCTTGTCGCTTGGCTTTGATCTTTTCAATGGGTGTCTTTAATGCTGCGAAACGTGTTGTCTTGTTCATGACTCGTGTTTCCAAGGCTATGGCGATGTTATAAGCCAAGAAAATTCTGTCCCGATTCTCCAGTGTTGATGTGTCGAAATTTGGTTTGCAAACATCATTAACTTCTGCAGCCCACTGACCAATAAAGTTGCTGCTGGTGTGCATAAAACCCGCAATTGCATCATCCACGTATTGTGCCTTTAAATAGATGACATACTCAAAGCACCACTTAATCGTTGGCACTAGACCGTGAATAAATCTCTTAACGGAAAAGCCCATTCCACAGAAACTAGGTACTGCCATTGCCAGTTTTATTTTCCAATCTAATGATTTAATGACTGGATTTTTCCACCCTATGTATGAGCAGACACTTGTCAAAAGAACTGAAATAAAAGTCTCAATCGCGTCAATAAATGGTTCAGTCGGTTGATATGCTTCTTGATCCACTGAATTTTCTTCAACACGCGTATATTCTGGCTGTTTCACGCTCCCAATAAAGAGATCCTCAAGCACTTGCTTGATGTGTGTTGAAGTTTCATAGGCAAACAAACCTAACTGAACTAGTAAATTGACGATGGTGGCTATGATAGAATTCATGTTGGGATTGGCGATGAAATGAATACCTTCACCCAACATGATGCCCCTCAATCGACTAAAACCCTCACCCTTGATTGTATCTTCTATCTGTTCGCAAGTCTGCGAGACCTTGGCCATAAGAGTCTCCTGCATCGTCTCTGACTCTTGCGCTGCTAAATTTATTAGGAGTTCTTTAACTTCCGCGAACTTTTCCTCTACTCCCATCGCTGATAATGCTTTCGCACTGACCCAGTCCCCAACTCCCTGCTGTTCGAAACGACTCTGAACCGGTCCTGGATTGGATTCCACATCACCACATTGCATCAGCTGCTTTGCCAAGAATGGTTCCAGTGGTGGTAAAGGTGCCTTCATTTGTAATGGCACATCCTCTAAATCAGCATTGAAGACCATTGGTGGAAACCCGCGAAATTGTGATAGTTCAGCATCATCACCAAACGCAGTGTACAACGATATTGTGTGTATATCATCGCTCGCCCCTGTCCTCGTGGCCTGAAATCCAATGTCCATAATACCGATGTCAAAGCATTGTTGTGAATTGGGATCCAAATTATCAGCTCGCTCAAACATAAAATTGCGCTCATTTTCATTCTTCCAAGCCGCATTCACATGTAGATGACTGTTAATATTCAAATCGGCTACTTCATTTGGCAATCCCTGTTTCCATGTTGGAGCATTTTGTGGTGCGCTATAAACCTTTACTGCAAAAGACTCATTGGGTTTATCGAAGAATTTGTGATTGGCCCACATAACAGTACCAGCGATATCGCTACCCATGATACGTCGCGTTACACTCCCACTGACATACGTGTATCCCAAACACAAGATCATCTGTGTAGGCCACCTATTAGCAAAGTGAACGGGATCTCCGAAATCTCTTGGCGGACACCAATGTGACAATTGCGCTGAAGCGCGTGCATAAGGCCATGTAGGATCTTTAGTCGGATTATACGTGAAATTAGTCACATACCATGGTCTACGTAGAATAGCATATAGATCTCCACCCTGCTCTCCAAAGAGCTTTTGACCCCAATCAGTTCTTCTCTTCTCATTGACACTTCCACTCGCTACTTGGTTCGCTCCCGCACCTTGTTGTTCAAAGGCACCTCTCAGATAATCACCCAGATTCAGCAGACCACTTTCAGTAGATGGCGCAAAACACGCGGCAAATGTGGTGGTCATAGCTGTACTTGTGAAGATAAGGAAATCTCTAAGTGCTTGATTAATATTGTTATTCGGATATTCGTTCGTCCAACGTTGTACAATGCGATTCAGACCTTCAAAATAGTGTGCTGGAAGTGGTACCCAATTTGGACTGGCTACTGATCGACGAACCTCTGGAATTGGAAAAGCAACTGCACTATTACCACGATATCCTGGATAACGCCACACCAATACTCTGCGATATCCGTAGGTCCAAACCTCTGGGCCAATATGCGTCACTATTCCAGTGTGTTGCATCCATCCAGCATGAGTCCAATACGCCGGGGGGAACCCAGTTCCATCGTCTGGCACTAGATTCGCTGGTTGCATTCCCGCAATAAGTGCGAACGTCCAATTTCTGTTGTGAATGTCCCATGTTGTAGCATTATCATTTACTCCTGCATAATGTAGGACTGCATTGTCACCATCAAATATTCGAGATTCGACTCCAGTATAGAAATCGGTTCGGCCATCAAAGTTGATTATAACAGCCGCTGGATCTAGAACCATTTCATCTGACCACGCTGGAGATAGCACAGCATTCTTCATTTCGATGACCTCAAAATCTTTGCCACCTCGCTTATATATGTTCACAAGTATGTTTTGTGATGCGCTTGATTGTAACGCCGATTGAACATAAACATAGCACATGGCCATTGGGCGGCGTGGTGTGACTGAACCGCGAGCTCCACTCCGCGTTGCTATTACAGTATTCACGTTATGGAAATCTGCCTTGACCATCACTTCATTGACCTGTTTGCCGAGTTCAATGTAATCCACTTTCACATTGTTAGTATCAAGCATTCTCGCTGGCACAAAACTTTCCTCAACTAAGGGCACCATAACGACTCTCAAAATGCCCACATGAAAATCAGTGCACACAGGTTCGAATGTGTATTCAGGTGATCCACTGGTGTAAGTGAAGCAGCTCGCCACTATATCACTCGCCGGTACAGCATATCCAATGTGTGTGGTCCCATTGCTCTCAAATGTGATTTCTTGGTAATGTTCACGCGCATTTACTGCTTCAACTGGAAAAGATGTTAGCAATTTTCCATATTCGTCGGATGTCGACCATGCGAATTGCCTATACAGACTCTGTGTTCGCAACATTCCATAAAGTTCATTTCCAGTTCTCTTAAGCACACTAGGCTTCTTTCCTTTCTGATCAAGTCTCATACTTAGGAGCTGATCATCAATGTTTGTTCCAGCTGACATAGTTTCCATGTACCTTGGCACCACCATTATTCTGGCTGTGGGATCCATAGGTTTGTCTTCATCACTTGTCTTGCGCATCGCATGCATCATTTTCTCAATATCCTCCAATGTTCCAACAATTGGAGCGGCTGCACTTGAATTTACCGCTTCTGATATTAGACCCTGCTGATCAACTGCTAAAGGTAGCATGTTACCGGCAACGCGTGATGTCAAAACAGCGTTTTCAAATGATATTAATACGCTGATATCAATGGCTGGAGTAGTTCCAGTTGGTGCGCCCAACGGTGCCACCTCAGTTAGCACTAGTGTGCCTATGTAGAGTCCTGTTTTACTATCAAACATGTTGTCATGATTCGTGATCATTCCGTTGTGATGATTAAACGGTATCCTCAATTCTGCGTGATTCGCTGACCCAGGTCTTATCGTCACCCTGTGTCCTTGTGACATTGCGTACTTATTATAACGACTTTCAATATTTTTGTCTGCTCTTGCTCCGTAATAAAACTTAGCATACAACATTCCAGACAAAAATTTTTGTGCAGGTGCTGCAAATCTGATGACCATATCGGTTCGCTGCATCCTGTTGACACGCCATTGCGCCATGATTAAACTATCACACGGCGTCGGCTGTGTTTCTCGCAGTGCTACGGGTAAATCCCACTTCTTCACTGCGGCCCCATTTAGTCCATTCGCTCTCCAATGTACTACATCCAATTGTATCCATCTTTCCGAAAGTTGCTGTGGTCGGAAAGCTGGCTCTGTTGACATATCTTCAACCGGCATGTCAAGATGTTCATGTGTTGTCTCATCTTTATCAATTGCGACAGCGGCAACGATACTGGTGCTATTTAGAGACACTGTGCTAGGTTCTTCAACATCCGCTTGTTGTTCTCTCTCCATAACTAGCATATTATGGAGAAGCTCTGAAATGCATGCTGCTTCGGCATCACGCTTATTCGCACTCCACGCTGTTCCACAAACGTCTTTAAAAACTCCTGAACAAATAATCATTGCAAAATACCACGTTCCGTCATGTTGCATTTGATTACCCGCACATTCGTATTTACTGCATGTAATAGTGTGATAAAGTGTGTTGTCCAAAGTCGCTAGTTCATTCCATGTTCCTTTATTCGTCAGATAATACTCCTCAATAAGTCCTCGACGTAATTTCTCCTTCATATTATCTGGCGCTTCAAAACTTGCAGGACTCCCGATCGTAATATTAGGCCACTTTGCTTGAATGATTTTAGCACAAGCTGTTTGGCCATGATATTTTTCAATTAAATCCATGATTTTCTTTTCCTTCGTTTGTTTATTATTGGCTTTAATAGTTTCGATCGCTTTATAGTTATTCATTTTTGTTGTCTGCATATTTAGTTTTGAAGTTTTCCTACACCCCTTCTTCTCGAGACGGGCCTTCCCCGCATGCTGGTCGGACAGCAAACGCTCCCCAGGACGCCTAGATTACGTATGACACGGGTTAATAATCTAACATAATTCCAATTTGAGACGACCACACTGATGTTGTTAGTGTAGGCACCACTACGTCTGAAAACTTACAACTTTCCGCTTTTCAGAAATACGTGCTTTCGGCCAGGTGGAGGGCTACTACTCCCTTGATCCACCCTCTTTCATATTACTTGCGTCGTAATGGCTTAGAAATATATCATTCATTAACATAGCACGTATAGTCATATACTTTTTGATTTTATGGGTTTTCCTTTTTATTGTTGTTCCCTAATGGAATGCAACATAGATATTGTAATTATAAAAATTACCTATTATATATATTTTGTTGAAAACTTCCTCGATGTCCAACCTTAAAAAGGATGGAATCTCACCAAGAAAACATATACATACGACAGATAAACTGACGTATGC